TTTTATCTTCTGTGAATGCGCCCACTAAAGTTGCAGTATACGTGCCAGTTGAACTATACCCCCACACTACATCACCGCCCAGCTCATTCTCCAAGACTGTTGCTGTTGGAGGGTTTGTTGAAGTTTGTGTCAATAGAGCTGAATAGACCTTGTAAGGTTTTCCATGAGATATAGTTTTAAACTCGCTCACAGAGCCATCTATAAAGTAAGCTAGTGTCACAGAGCCTTTTACATCATAACTATTAGCTCCGTCTATTGTTCTGCTAGCTGACAAGGTTAGTGCGTTATCCCCAGCAACATGCTTAATGTGAACTATATTATCGTTTGTTGGAGTTTCTAACGTTAAAGTAACGCTATTACTTGTAGTGTCTACGTATACTATTTCGTCCTGTTCTACAACAGTGTAATCGCTAGTAACTATCTTCGATTCGTTTACTATACCTCCTACCATATCAATAAATTATTAAACCTCCGTTTTGTGATTTCTTACCGCAATACAGCGGGTATTTAGTGCCGTCATCTTCCTGAGCTTCTCTTATAAATACGTCTATTTCACATCTAAAAGTTTCTGCTTTAATCTGGTAATCATCTCTAGCTTGACCGTAACCTAAGTCGCTAACAGCATCCGAAGTGTCAGATAGGTTTAAATAAACACCACCCTTTGCTACTTGGTTTCTTAGCTGTGGCAAACTCTCATAAACTATATAATGTGCTAAAGCTGGCTTGATGTACTCTTCCAAAAGCGTACTATTGTCAGCGCTTAAAGTTGTGTCGATTTCATCCAGAATCTCATCATAAAAGTCCTTCCCCAAAAAAGGCTTTATATACTTTCTTTGAGTCATTAGAATGTATTGGTCTAAATAAGCTGTGTCTATATTTGAATCAACGATAGCGTTAGTCTTCACTTCCGCTGACGTCATCATTTCCGTTGTCGCTGCCATTTTCGTTTTCTTCTATTGGTTCATATCCTAATAATTCTCTTTGTTCGTTATCTGTAAGAACTTCTTTTGGCTCTATCTTATCTTCTATACCTACTGGAGCAACATTTAAAACACCTAGCTCAACATTTATACCAGCTATAACCATCAAGTCGTTAAACAATGATAATAAAGGTACTTGAAATTGCGGTATAATAACACCCTTAAGAGCTATGTTATATTCGTTTCTTATCTGTTGGTTGCTTCCTAAACTTCCAGCCTGAGCAATACCCGCTAAACTAGCAAACCATCTATGGCCTGCAATTATTGTTTGAGTTGCTAAGTTTTGAAGCTCTAAAAGTTCACCCTCTCTGTTTGTGGTAAATTCGGTTATATTAGTAGATTGGTCTAAACTATCAACTAATTGAATAAGCATTTTGTGGTTGTTGCCTTCATCTGTAAAGCTGTCTCTAATTTTCTCTACGTAATCCTGCTCACTCATTCCCTCTGGAGCTTCGCCCACTATATCCATAGCAACGCTAGGAAAGAACCCGTTTTTAAGTTTGTCTAAATTAAATTGAACAATTTTATATTCTACATCAGCCCACTTAAGTATTTGTAGATGCTCTGGCAATCCATAGTAGTCATACTCTGGGACATCGTTCTTGAGATGTATAATGTAATTTTCTTGAGTTGTTTCTAGGTTGCCGTCCCATAATTCTAAAGATGTTATAGGGTAGTCAGGGTTTTTAGTGTCAGTTTGGTCTTCAATATCACGCCAGTAAGCACTAATATAAGCGGTTTCTTCGCTAATTCTAACTTTTGAAGCGTCCACATAAAAAAGACTAGTAAACTCTTTTCCAGCCTTCACTTCAATATAGGCGTTGCCGCTGTAAATGTAGTCGTAAGCGACCTTACCAAACAGCCAATGTAAGCTCTGTCTGTTGCCGTTAATTTCGTTTAAGTAGTCTTGAGTTTTATTGTCTAAATCTTCTTTTTTAACAGGTTTATCATTTACTTTGTAAGTAAATCCCTGCCCTTGAGTATAGACTGCTTTAGACTGTAATATAGCCCCATGTGTAGGACTTCTTTTGGCTCTAGCGGCTAAATCGTTTATGTAAATATTATCAGAGTCGCTAAAAAACTGATACCATTTAGTCTGTCTTTGGCTTTCTGGCTCTTTTTCTGTCGTCTGATTTACGTCTGTCGATACTGCCATCGCTAGTATCTTCTTCTTTTGCGGTACTGCTCGATGTCTCGGTTTCCTCGCTTGTGGTTTCTTTTTCATATTCCTCTACAAATTCGCAATTAGCTTTGAGTAATTTCTTTAGTTTTGTTTGGCTTAGTTTGTCGGTCAAGATGATAACTTCATCACCACACCATTTTTTGCCAATACCACTTTCTTTAATTCTTAACATAAATTTTTATTTTATAAAGAGGGGCTTTTAAACCCCTCTTATTATTAGCTTCCGAAGTCTACAGTTCCGCTTGAGTTAGTGTCAATCTGACCAACGTACTCTCTAGCAATCTCGCCAGATTTTCCGTTCATGCTTACCATGTAAGCATTTTGCCCTTGTAACTCAGCCTCTAAGATAGTTGTAATGTTAGCTCTTAATGCTGCATCACTTCCTAATATCTCATCGTAACCAACGATAAACGCTTGGTTGTAAGTACCTGTACTAATATATGTTTCTACTAAGCAAATCAACTTACATGAAGTAAATAACTCTTGTAAAGTTTTTGCTTTAGCTTTGTCTATTCTAGGTGTCATTGCCTCGATAGTGTGGTCTTGTAAAGAAGAACCATTTTCTCTCGAACCTTCTGCATTGTAACTTCCGCTTTCATCATCTATCTGGATTTCATACCAAACATCTGAAGTAGCATCTAAAGTTACGGCAGTGTATTCGTGAGAAGCACCAGCAGTAAAAGATGTAACGTTTTCTCTGTTAATAACAAAGATACGCTTAATACCACCCCTTCTGTTTTCGTCATCACACGTTACTAGAATATCATCTGATAATTCTGCCATTTTATTTAATTTTAAAAGTGAAGGTAACGGCTTTTACACCGCTACCTTTATATAATTGATTTAGTAAGCTAAACAAACGTACTCGTAGTGCATTGTTTGAACTCCTAATTTAAATTTAGTTGTTAACTTCATTTTTTCATCATCGTCATCTGCATAACGAATCTTGAAAGAAGTTGAACCTTCAACTACATCAGAACCAAATACTAAGTTATCTTTAGCTGTGTAAACAATGAAGTTAGAACCTATATCTAAACCAGTTCCATTGTGAGGGTTAGTAGCATCTGCTAGGTTAGTATCCCACTCTGGTACTGCAACTAATTCAACACCTCTAAACATATATTTAGCAATCCCGTCTTGAATGTATCTTTGACCCTCGATGTTACCTTGATTCTCTAAAGTACAAGCGTAGTTATCAATTACTGTGTTAGTAACATAAAACTTCTTATCTGTAGTTGGTACAGCTCTTAAAGTAGCTGTTTGAGACTCCCACATTTGCTTAAGTAATCCATAAGCACCATCAGTGGCTAAAGTATCTGAAGTTTCAAATGAAGTAGCATCCATGTCAATAAAACAAGAAGCCCCTATATCAGAAGAGTTATCTAAAAAGTTAGTTACCCACCCGTCAAATTGATTCCAGTCAGCATCAGCATCGTTTGCATCAGCAAACCAAGCGATACGGTGAATGTCAGATTTAGCAGCTTTTAAATACTGTGTTCTGATAACGTTATCAATAACAGTACCGCTTAAATCATCTCTATTTATTCCCGGCTTCATAAGCTCCGCAAAGATAGTGTCATCCCATGCGTCAACACATTCTTCTAGGTTAGCTTTAATTTTCTCAACATCTAAAGTTTTATCTACGATAGTAGAAACACCACCAGCAGCAGTGAACCCACAAGTTGAGTATTTTCTTAATATTTTTCTTAGAGTTTGTGGTAAGTAAACATTTATCTTATCACCTCTAACTGGAATAAAACGATACATTTCACTAAGTGAAGGTACATTTTCTTCTGGCTGGTAGAATAATTCATTGATTAGTTCTTCACCAGCGTACGTGTGCGAAAAATTCGCTGTAATTACATCTGCCATTATTTCTTAAATTTTAAAATTCCTTTATATTTGTTTGCAAATCTGTTCACAGTTTTAGAGATAAATGGAGAGTCAT